AGGGTGTTGCTGCATGTATAAATTCCCTTCCTGCATCCAGCGCTGGAACGCTTCCGGATCGTGCAAGTTCATCGCCTGCACGAGATGGCGGCTGATATTCTGTTCCTTCTCCTCCCGCATCGCATGCTCACCCTGGAAGGTTCGAGCCTGCTCCATGTTCGCCGCTTCGCTGGTCGGTGTGAAGCCCAGCGCCGTCTTGAGAACGTCGAGCGCGCTAGGCTGCATCGGCAGCTTCTCGCCACGATTGTTCACGTAGCCGCGATCGGTCAGCCGATAGGCTTCGAACATCCCCTTGATCGTCTCCGGCATCATCTTGATCATGCCGTTGAGATAGTCGCCGTTCGTGACATCCCGCATGCCCATGATTATGTTGCCGGCCGTACTGGTGCCAGCCCCCGCCATCGACTTGAACCAGTCCTTCTCGGCGTCCTCGAACTTGCGCTTGTCGGTCAGAATGCTTGTGCCGGGAAGCAGGTTCGCATCCCCGAGCTTGGACAGGTCGATGCCGGCCCCGCGCGGTGCGCCCTTGGCGATCATGTCGCCGACCACCGGGCCGAACGTGTTCTTCAGCCACGCTCGATACTGTCCGGCCACATCGATGTCGTCACGCCCCGTCCACTCCTTCGCCAGCTTGTCGAACGCGCCGGCCGCCGCTGAAGCGAACGGCAGTCCGAGAGTGCCGGAGAGCACAACAGACGCCGCCATGTGCGACAGCAGGAACGTGCGGGCCTCCTTCTGCGCTTGTGCGCCGCTATGGCCCATGATGTCTTCCAGACTGTGATAGTAGGTCTGAAGCATGCGGGACTGCCACTGCACGAACGCCATCGAGATTTTGGTGAAGGGACCCATGATCCCTCCTTTGTTGCCAGTCATGCGTGAGGTCTCGCCGGGTCCCCACGACATCATGGACTTGTCGAGCACATGGTCAACGTAGTCGTCCTTTGACATTCCCCCCAGCTTCTCAGGATGCGCATCGGCAAGCCGTGAAGCGGCGATGATCGTTGCGATACGTGGCCACATCTCGGAGTGAAGACCAAGAGCGTTGGCCTTGTCCATCAGCGACACCTCGCCAGGAGACGCCCCAGGTTCGCTCGTCTCCATGTATTTGGTGTAGGATGTGAGCTTGCCGGCGTTCTCGGCCCGCATGACCGCGTCGATCGTCGTCTTGGAGATGTTCGTGGCGGCGAGCAGGTCCATCTGGCGGACATCGAACGTCCATCCGTTCTGCCCCTTCATGACGGCCGCCACAACTCGCATCGTTTCCGGTTGTGCGTTGAAGACCGCCGCGGCACCCGCAGCATGGCCAAATTTTTCTGCCAGCGTCGGATACAACAGCGTGATCTGCTGCGACATCGGCAGGATGGGATAGGCGATATTCGACCCGATCACCAGCGAGTGCATGAACCCGGCGAACGTATCGAAGATCGAGCGCGGCACCTGCCACGCGCGTTGCGCCTCCCGGAGCATCAGTTCGTTCACGCTGCCCTGAGCGTTGAGTTTCTGCGACGCGCTCAGCGCGGAGTTTTTGCCCACATCGCTTGCTTGAGCATGGAGAGCCGCCATCGCCGCCGCGGTGTCCCCACGCATGGAAATTTCCGTCGAGTTGCGTGCGCTGTTCTGCGCCCGGATCGTCATGGCCTGTCCGGCGCTGTTGGTGTAGCCGGACGTGAGATCGCGCTTCTCCAGCACATGCTTCATCGAGCTGTCGGGAAACATATCCATCAGCCTGCTGATCTGCTGAGTGGCGATTGCGCTGGCGACGTTTTTGTCGGCAAGGGGTTCCACCGACTTCCAGATCGAAGCGATCTGAGCATCGATGAATTTCACGTTGAACTGAGACGCCTTCGGAGCATCCATCCTTCCTGTTTCGATCCCTGGAAGTATGTGACCCTGATCCTGGAGCGCCTTGAGACCAGTGTTCAAGCGATCGGCAATCGAGTCCTTGGCTACACGAATGAAGAAGCGGTTGTTGCCGGAAAGCTGGTTCACACCAACGTTGTAGCCGCCCTTATCCAACATCGCTTGCAACGCCGCCTGAGCCTCTGGCTTCACAATGCCGTTTTCATCCGTCGCCATATTGGCCCGGATGTAAACGCTACCGTGACCGTGATCGAGCGGGATGTAAGTGCCGGGCGCGATCTGGTCGAGTCGAGTTTTCATGTTGTTGTAGAGACCCTGGATACCATCGATATCCCCACGCATCGTCGCGGCCTTCGTTGGATCGACGTTCGCGAACTTGGAAATCTCGCCTGTAGCGTTGTCGAGATACGACTTGATGGCGGCCATGCGCCCATCGACGCCGGTCTGGAAGTGCGCCACCATTAGTGCAGGATTATCCTGCGCGGGGTTGTTGGTTCGGAAAGCTTCGTGAAGACTGCTGTAGTCGTAGCCAGGGACAGGCCGCCCAGCCTCGTTCTCGATCCGCATGACGTTGTGAATCTGCGCAGCGACTTCCTGAAGTCCTAGCGCACGTCCAGTCTGGAACAATCCACCAAGTGCAGGAAGACCTTTCATTTGCGTCAAACGACTGATGTCGCTCTGCACAGCACGATGCGCCGCCTCGATCTTGTCAGCGTTCGGCAAAGCATGAAGATCAGGTTGGTCAGCCCATGTCTTGAAGGGGTTCGCTCCAGCCAGACGCTGAGTGGCGATCCCGATCTTGTCCGCCAAATCCCTGATCGGTCGGGACGCATCATTGTATGGCTGCATCGACATCTGAAGACCCTTGACCAGCGCCTTCGTGGTCGCGTTCTTCATCTCGTGATTGGCATACCAGTCCTTCGCCGCCGGGATGACTTTCGAGAGACTGTTTGCAAGATCGCCGAACGTCGTCATGTAGTCGAGCGCTTTGCTCCACTTCCCGGAAGCATCGACGCCAGCAGCCTTTATACGGTTCCCAACTTCCTCCTGGACCATATTGATGGCATCTGGAACATCCTTCCTGTCCGGGATGCCAAGTTTCATATGCGCGGGCTCGCCGACCGGGATCTTGTCGCCCATGCGCCCACGCGACAGATCGTTCGACCACATCTGAGGCGTTGCGTTCGCACGAAGGTCAGACATGAACTTCGCGACAGCCGGATCAGGCAGGAACTGATCGCCGGAGATCGTCTGCATGAGCTGACGCATCTTCTGCGCCACCCCGTAGAAGAACTTTTCGATGACACTCGTCGGCTCCTGCGCGGACGTAAGCTCGCGTGACACATTGTCGGCGAACCATTCTGAGAAGCTTGTGACGTAGTTGCGGAACGTCGATTGTTGATCAGTCGTCAAATGGCTCACATCATCCGTGTTCGAACGCAGGCGCGTCATCTTGATGACGTCCTGAAGAGGAACGCCCTGCGTCTTCGAAAGATATTGTGCATGCGCGTCGACAACCGCTTTCTGCGTCGTAGCTGGAGCATTGCGAAGCGCCGTCAGCTTCACAACATGACCAACCTCATGCCCGAGCGTATCCGCCTTCGCGGCCTGAGAAAGATTAGGGCCGGTAGAAATCCAGAACTGATTTTGTTTCGAACCAAAGGCTTGCATTCCTCCCTGTCCGGCAAACTCTCCTGCATTATCTACAGACCCTGCAAAACGAGCAGCCTGATATGGACCATTTAATCCCTCCTGAGTCGCCACGTCACCACGAGCATCCTGAGGATGCACAAGCGCAACTTTCGTCGCACCCATGCCGATTTGTCGTAGCCAGCCTGCGACAAGTCCAACATCCGAAGGATCAACACTTCGCGTGCCGACCACTGCGTCAGTCTTACCAGTCCATGGACCATCCGGACGCTTCTGCGCTTCCAACTTGTCTTGAAGTTTGTCCTGCGTGATCGCCTGCTTCAACTCGTTGATCTTCGCAGGATCAGGGATCGCACCGGTGCGACTGACCATCTGATACTGGGGGTCGCCCCAAGCATCGAACGAACGTGTCACCGCATGATCGCCGTCTGGATGTGCAAAGACCACTTCTCCATGATCCTGCGCCGCAGCGGCGTTCGCCCACTCTGGAGCCATCTTCAGGTTCGGTTTGAGGCCCGCTTGAGCCGCCGTGCGTGCTCCGCCTGCGCCAGCTTGCTCGTTCCCGTTAGCTTGAGCTGCTTCGGCAGCACCCGCGACGTCGGGACGTGCTCCGGCAACGGCTCGCGCGGCGTCGCCTGGTCCCACTCCTCCACCCACTCCGGATGGTTCGCCTGCACCCACCGGCGTTGCGCCTCGCTCTTGAACGAAGGCATGATCCCCCTCCTTCTGGAGAAGCTGCGCCTCGCCTGGAGGCTCATAAAGATCGGGGGGCACAGTCGTAGCCTTCTCGCGCTGCGTCTCCGCGGCGAGCTTGCCCATCTGCTCCTGATAGCCCTTCCAGTCGATACCGGCTTTCTCGACCGCCGCCTGCTCGGCTTCGAGCGCCACACGATGCGCGGTCTGATAGGGCGAACCCTTCTCGACCATCTGATCGTGCTCAACACTTTCATGGATAGTCAAAAACGGCTTTGGATCGAATGTCACACCCTTGACGGTCATCGTCTTGGGAACAGCGGGATCGATGTAGACAGTCTTACCGTCTGTGCTCGATCCCGCGAGATAAGGGATCGTCTTCGTATCGTCGACCGCTGGCGCAGCCGTCATCGGCGCAGGAGTCACCCCCGGAGGCGTGATCGCGTTGGCGCGTCGCGTCGCAGCTTCAACATGCCACGCAGCCAACTGCTGTGCCTCTGGAAGGGCCTTGGCGGCTTCGGGAAGCGTGTTCGCCACAGCCGCGAGATCTCCAGCCCGCTTCACATGCTCAGCAGCTTCAGTGTCCGTGCCGAACTTGTCCACGAGCGTTTGAAGTCCCTTCGGCAGGTCCTTGTCGGCCTTGTCGTAGACTTCCGCGCGCGCCTTGATCGCGTTGATCAGCGCCGGCTCATCGGCCACATTCGCGAAGAACGGATCAGTGCGGATCTTGTCAGCCGATCGCTTGTTCATGCCGGCGAGTGTCTTGTCCATGAACGCCGCTGCGGCATCAGGAGGCGGCACCGGCTTCTGTGCCTCGGCCAAGCCTGCTTCGGCTGTCGACATCGGTGGCGTCGGAGCAGTCGCTTCTGGAGTGGGTGCAACTGGAGCAGTCGCTTCTGGAGTGGGTGTAGTAGGCTGCGCAGGTTCAAGGATCGTCTTCGTGGCGTCATCGATAGCCGGAGTTGGCGCGCTCGTATCCAAGTGTGGAGTCGCGCGACGAACTGCACCGAACGCACCACCGAACACCAGACCCATCGCGCCGCCGCTCAACGCAGCGAAAACAATCCTTCTTGCACGTTCGTCAGCAGGCATTTCGGGATTGTAAACAGCATCAGTCGTTGCTGTGATACCGGCCTGCGCGCCAGCCTGTTGAGCCGCAGCCGCGCCACCGGCGGTGAACATGCGCTTGACGATGTTCCCATCGAGCCCGCTCTTGGCGAACTTCTCCAGAGACGACGGCATGAGACCCATCGCCGCGGACTCGGGAACTGCGAGACCCGCCGCGCGCGCCGCGCCACCCTGCGTGAGTGGGCCAGACGCTTCTTCATTCTGGATGTTGCTGCCGAACATCGACGGAAACGCTGCAACCCCAGCACCGATCATTTCTCCTATGCGAGGAATGGCTGTCTCGGGACCAAGCGCTGCGCCGCCGATCATCGCCGCGGTGCTCGGGATCGCCTGAGCCAGATGGTAGGCAAAGCTCTTGGGAGAGCCGAACCATCCTTGCTGTTCAAGTTCGGGCGTCGCGGCAGCCTGCGCCTGTTGCTCCCATCCACGTGCGCCCGCAGCGCCGAACTCCTGAAGTTTTGGCAACCCCGTCAGCGCGCCGATGCCTTGAACAGTCTGAGCGAGAGGCGCTGCGATTTGCCCATACAGACCAGATTTCAGCGCCGACCCCATAGCTGGCAGGAAGCCAGTCGCTGTGGGTGTAGCGGGCGCAAGTTTCGGCAGACTCGCCAGCCATGAAGCCGTCGAGTCGGACATAGGGGCGTTGAAATCGGTATCCACTTATTTATGCCCTTACGGCTTGATCCCAGTCGATTCCATAGTGGGCAAAACAAGACCCGCAGCGATTTTGTGCTGGAGCATCAAATTCTGATGAGCAGATGATTGCATCCACGCCAGCCCATTCTGAGCCGCATCTATGCGTTTTTGATCACGCGCCTGTTGCGCCTGAGCCAGCTCGCGTTGCAACTCATATTCCTTCTGGGTCTCATCCACGACAAACTTCTTCGATGCCATGGTCTGGTCGGCCTGCGCGCGCAATCTGGCTTCTACGAGTGGTGCGATTGCCTGTGCTTGTATAGCGTTCATCCCACCGCCGCCGCCGCCACTTGGGATGCCGGCGCGGATGATATTCGGAGCAGCTGGCGCAGGTCCCTCCATACGCGGAGAATTGGCGTCGAGAGTCGTGAACTCGTTGGTGTTCGTCCCGTTGAACGGCTGGATATCACGCTGTCTCGCCAAATTTTGCTGATAGGCGATTGCGTGCTCAGCCGGATGAACCATCCCAGCAACTTCAGATGGAGGAAACGCGCCGCCCTGAATGACATTGGGCGCGGCGGCCATGCCACCAGTCTCAGGCGGAGCACCGCCGCCAAGGGATGCGGCAGGTGCTGGCGCAGCGGGAGGAACTGGAGCAACAGGACGAGCGGGAGGAACTTGATGCCCCTGACCTCCGGCATTCGACGGTCCGAACAAGGCGCTGAGAAAGGTCCCGCCAACAGCACGGCCGCCGCCCCCGCGAGGCGTCGTAGGCGGCAAAGTCGCTGGAGGAGGCATGTTGGGGAGTGCGCTCAGAGCAGCGCCGTTGGCGGCCTCCTGAGCCCCACCAGGGAGCTGAGAGCCGATCGCAATGTTGAGCTTCGGCAACATACCTGCGCCATAAAGAGAGCGCTGCGCTGCGGTGAAGTCAGCGTAGCTCGCGGGAGGCGCATTTGCGGGAACAAGGTCAGGCATTGGAGACCCCTACAGATTTCAGGGTCCAAGCATAAGTTATTTCTTGACCTTCTTCAACTCACGCTTTTCAGACAAGGTCTTGCCCTTATAGGGCGTGCCATACTGCCTTCGAATACGTTTGCTGGCGCGGCGAGTCTGGGCGACGCTCATGATGCCCTCGCAAACTCGCCATACCGCAGATAAGCGGCGATTTCGACGGCACGTCCAGCTAATTTAAGAGTATCGAAAGTGCCGATCGTTGTTGTCCCCAGCTTAGCAAACCAACGACCTGATGGCAGTCGGCGAACACCTTTCACACCAGAAAGACTGTCTTTCTGCACCTTACGATTTGCAAAGTTCTGTGACCGTGATGCAACTCTCAATTCATTCCAACGATTATCAGAACGAAACTCTTTGCCGACTCTTTTATGATCAACCTGATCGATTGGCCATTCTCCGGTCATGTAGAAGACCGCCCAACGATGCTCGGTCGTGCGAAGACCCATGAACTGAAAATCGCGATAACCGGAATGATGAAGTCGCCCAGCACGATCCCCAACTTTATTTGGTCCACGAGTTTTCAACATCATCCAAATGCCGGTATCGGGATCATAGTGCATCCATTCGAGCAACGCGGCATGAAGCTTACTGATAGTCGCGCTCATATGAAAATCCCGATCTTCCGAAGCCCCACTGGTTCGGAGTGAACATTTTCCTTTTAGCCTCTTTTTGTATTTCTGCAATGTGCGCCTCGAACTGCGCCTTGAACTCCTGCGCGCGCTCGGGATCGCCGATGTCGTGATCGACGATGCGCAGCGCCAGATAGGCCGCCCAGGTCAGCATGTCGAGATGATGGTCCTTCGGGACCTCCGGCACGTCCAAGGGATTGCAGAGATCGTTGAGCGGCAGGCGCGCCACGCGCAGCTTCATGCAGCCGGCCCATTGCGGTGTCGGCGCAGGGAACGTGCGCAGGACCACGACGCTGTAGGAGCCCTGATCGTCCTGAGCCACCCCTTCGTCGGTGCCGAAAGCCAGGATCTTCCCCGGCGGCACCTGGGATAGCTCCTGGGGATTGAAGAAATAGGCGTCGGGCGTGCGGTAGGTCTGGAACTGGGAGTGCCCGGCGCGCGCCAGATCTGCCCGATCGCCGTCCATCTTCGCGGAGATGACCGCGACCACCGACTGGTCGAGATCATATTCCTTCTGCCAGGCGACCGTCTGAAGCTCGCAGCACTGCGGCGTCGCGTAGTCGCGGATGCACAACGACTCGCGCGCGAAACGCCTTTGCGACTCGTTAATATACCTCACAAGCCGTTGATTCGACCAAAGATAATCCGGGTTATCTCCAGCGATTTGATCCGAACGGTCATGAAGCAAACCATGACGAAGTTCATCCAGAAGTTGAGCGAGATTCATAGACGTTGTCCCCGGCGATCTGATCGCTGCGATCGTGCAGGATGCCGTGCCGCAGCTCGTCCAGCAGCATGGCGAGATTCATCTCAGGCTTCCACTTCCTCGCGAATGACCCGATAGGGGAATCGGTTCCGGTTACGCCAGCCGATGGTGCGGTTCAAGCCGTCCTTCACCGGGTGCATCTCGACCGCGTTGTCGAGGACGTCGATGATGCCCTGCGGCACCCGCGCCTCTTCTCCGGCGCGAAGAATGTAGGTGCAGCCGTTGATGCCGAAAAACTGACCGGTCGGAGGGATCTTCGGATCGTCCTCCAGCATGATCTTGACCCACTCAGACTTTTTCTGAGTGACTGGTGGGATGTTCGAGCCGAGTTTCTGCGCAGCGTTCGACATGATGGGATTCCTTTGTTCGAAGGCAAGGTTATCCGAGGTTTCGTATCTCACTTTGGCCCTTGCGGGGCCGAAGCGTTATTCAGATCACCCCTCGACGTAGTAGTTGTAGGTCGAGGTATCCCCCGGCGACGCCGTGACGGTGAAGCCGGTCGACGCCGTGATCCCCGTGAGCCACGGAGCCGCGGTGATGACGCCGCCCACCGTCTTGAGCGTGATGATGACCGCCGAGTTTGTCGTCACGCTGCCGTAAGAGACAACGACCGGTGTCGAGCCGTTGGCCTGGAAGGTGCCCGAGGAGCCGCCCGGAGCGCCGGTCGGACCCGTCACCGTGGAAGCCGCGCCGGTGTAGCCGGTCGGGCCTGTCCAGCCGGTGGGGCCGGTCTTGCCAGTGGGGCCAGTCGTGCCGGTGTAACCGGTGACGCCTTGCTGGCCAGCGGTGCCCTGCGGACCGGTCCAGCCGGTGGGGCCGGTCGAGGAAGCGCCGGTGTAGCCGGTGAAGCCTGTCGCGCCGGTGGCCGACGCCGCGCCCGCCAGGCCTGTTGAACCCGAAGGACCGGTATAGCCGGTGGGGCCGGTAGCGGCGACCGCGCCGGTGGGGCCGGTGACGGTGGATGCAGGACCGGTATAGCCGGTGGGGCCGCTGACCGTGCCGGTGGGGCCGGTGCTGCCCGTGACGGTGGAGGCCGCGCCGGTAGGACCGGTCTTGCCGGTGGGGCCGGTGTTGCCCGTTGCGCCTGTGAAAGCTCCCGCGCCCGTTGCGCCGGTGGTGGTTGCAGCGCCCGCCTGGCCAGTCCAACCGGTGGGGCCGGTGACGCCGGTCGGGCCGGTGACGCCTTGTGTTCCTGTCGCGCCCGTTGGTCCGGTGGGGCCGGTGTAACCGGTCGGGCCGGTCGGCTGAGCCGCGGCGGAACCGGTCGGGCCAGTCGTGCCGGCGTTGATCGCGACAGCAATCGTCTGGAGATCGGTGTTCAAGTTATACTTGAAGATCTCATCGGCCTGGTTGCTGGTTTCGTCGATTGTGTGGACGGTGACGGCCATGGCCTTCAATCCTTGTCGGGTGCGGCGGTAGCAACTTCAAAGCTCCTCGAATAGTCATCGGCGACGAGGGCCTTATCGAGATTCTTCTTCAGGAACGCGAGGACCTCCTCAACCGTCTTGAAGACGTATTCGCAATCGGCGCTACGATATTTGCTGTTCGGCTTGGCGTTCGCTTCCCGGATTTTCGGGTCCTGGAGATTGACCGTATATCCGTTCGTCGCACGCTCGATCCGACAGCAGCTATCGTAGCTCATCACGTCCCCCGATCAGCCGAAGGCCATCCAGACGTAGGATTTGCCGTTGATCAGTCCGTTCGTGCCGATCGTGCAGTTCGGGTTGGCGGCGTTCGGAGCCCAGACCGACAGCGATGTGTTGATGAGTGAGCCGTCGCCAGGACCGTTGCCGGACGGACTGTAGACGCCGGCTGAAGCCACCGCGTTGAGCTGACCATTGGTCGAGATGACGTTGTTGGCGTCGATCGCCATGTCAGCCGAACCGGTGAAGTAGATCGTGTCATTGGCCGGCATGCCCTGGACCCACTCCCACGAATAGACGTCGGTGAGGTCGAACAGCTTCACATACTTCGGCGTGAAGTCGATGTTGAGCGGAGCCGAGGCCGATCCGTCGCCGGTGTAGGTGCCGGTGGCGAAGTTGAGCAGGTTGGACGGGTTCTGCGTGACCGGGGTAATGCCAGCGGTGGCGAGAGTCATTTGAGTTCTCCAAACTCCGAGGGATGAGAAGGGGCGCTAGGCCCCTCCGTATTAGGCGGTCGCCAGGACCTCCAGGCGGGCCATGAAGGCATCCTGAAGGATGATCGTGCCCTGCCAGAGCTTCCAGCCCACCGTGCCGCGCTGGGCCAGTGGATCGCCGGACGTCGGCTTCGGATTGACCACCATCGGGGTCATCGAGGACTTGCCCTTGAGCGGGACCATGCCGAAGGCGTCGCGGCCGAAGTAGAGGATCGGATAGACGTCCGGGTAGGTGCCGCCGGTGGAGCGGAACGTAGTCGGCGAAGCGCCGCTGGCCGTCGAAGCGTTGGCGAACGGCGCGAACACGGTCGACGTGAGATAGCGACACTGCTCGACCGAGCCGATCTCGCCCTCGAACGGCACGGTGTGCGGACCGTAGTCGGCGACCACCTTGAAGCCGGTCATATTGCGCAGATCGGTTTCAAGATCGGGATGGCAGATGGCCATGTAGCTGGCTTCGACCGACTTGGTGTTGAAGTCCGGCGTCGAGCCGATGACCGAGCTGATCTTCTTGGAGTTCTGGCGGTTGAGGCCAGTCGTCACGCGCCGCTGATCGGTGAGCGAGACGGCTCCGGCGACGAGCGTGCGGTTGGCGACGTTGTTCTCATACCAGACATTGGTGCCGGCCTTGAGAACATTGAAACGCAGCGTCTCGACGGTGACGGCCGCCTGTTCGCCGAGCGCGTCCGTCATTTGCTGAAGGATCGGGTCGGTATGGGTGTCCTCGATCACGTCGGTGAAGGTGAGGAAGTTGCCATACTGCTGAAGGGTGATCGTATAGTCCTGATTGGCCATCAGGCCGCCTTCAGGCGTGACGCCTTCGACCAGCGGCGTGGTGGACAGCGGGATGAAGAACGCCGTGCCCGCGCCGTTGGTGCCGCCGCCATTGTCGGGACCGGCTGCGCCCTGAGCGCCCATCAGGAAGTAACGACGGAACTTGGCGGTGTTCGTCGAGTTCGTTGGCAAAGGATAAGTTTGGCCAAACTTCTCGATTTGCAGATACGGCATCGCACGCTTCAGCATCCGGACTACGCTATACGCTGCGACGGCCGGCGAAATGTCTCCGTAGGTCGTTAAGGCGGCCATGGGACTGGTCCTTTACGCTGAGTATACTTCGCCAAAGCGCCAGCATACTATAGAATTGAAGGGGAGCGTAAGTCTGACCAGGTCCGAGAAGGCCCGCTTGTATGGGCGTCCACGGCGGCTCAAAACTTCGATAGTGGTTTATTTAAGGCACATCGTTATGCGTGTCAAGTCGCATACGATAACCCTACTTGTCAAATCCCCCGCGAGAACCTGTCCGTCCCTTCAGCCGCCACCAAAGCCTTCGCAAACTCGGAGAAGGCTCCATCAAAGTCGTGAGGAGCCTCACCCGCCGGCGGTCCGGCCCGACTGGACGCGACGGGAGTGAGCGCGGTGATCGCTTTCTTGCGCGCAGTCTCCGCAGCCGCGGCAGCCGCTGCGACTTTCGGATCGACGATCGTCGTCGGCTGCTTCACACCGGTCTCGGCGTAGAAGCGCGCCACGAGGTCCTTCACGTCCGCAGCAGTGCCGTGCGTCAACACCTGGTCGTAAGCACCCTTGAGATAGGTCGGCTGTGTCTTCACCCAGGCATGTAGCTTGGCAGGATCGAGCTTGTCGTAATCCGGCACGACAGTCCGGAGATCGCCGACATGCGTGCGCTCGGCGAGATTTTGCACGAGCTGCAAGAACGGAGCGAGCTGGGCATCCTTCGCCGCGTTGGCCTTCTCCACCTCGTGGAAGATGTGCCGCACAACCTGCTGATACTCGGCCCGCCGCACGATCGCCTGCGCGCGCGCCACGTCAGGAAAGTCTTTCTCGACCTGCTGGACGAGCGCCAGATCGGACGCCGAAAGTTGTGGCGTCTGTTGAGCCCGAGCTGCATCCTCGGCAGCCTTCGCGTCGGCGATCCGCTGAGCTTCGGCTTGCGCCGCCGCGGCGACTTCTCGCGCCGTAGCCTGCGGGTCCGCGCCTTTGATGAGGGTCGCCAGTCGCGCCACAAGATCCTGATCGTCGGTCTTGGCTGCCGCGGCATCAGCGGCTTCCTTCTCGGCCTTTGCAGCCGCCGTCTCAGCCTCGATCTGTTCGGGTGTCTTGGCCGCTGCATCCGCCTCAGCCTTCGCCGTCGCAGCCGCTTCCGTCGCCGCAGTCTCGGCGGCGATCTGTTCAGCCGTCTTCTCGACAACCGGAGCCGCCTTGATGTCTTCGGGCTTGACCGTCTTGCCGGTATTATCGGCTTCAGAGATCTGAGCGAAGGCCGCTTCGAAATCATCACCAGCTTGGTCTTGAGTCACAACAGGATCGGCCATGGATCACCTTTCTGGCTGAAGTTCGATGCCGTCAGGCGATGGCTTGGCGGCTTCTTTCTGGGGAAGTGATTGTCTCGGATGTGTCATCTCATCGATGAAGGCATCAAGGGCTATTACCGACCCCTGAAGCCGGCCCAGGTCCTCCGGCAGACACACCAGTATCCGGTCCTTGGCCTCCTCCAGATGTATCTGGAGCAGCTCCACCACCGGCTGGAACTCCTCCCGGCGGCTGTGACATATCTCCCGGAGATGCTGATGCCGCGCCTTGCGTATCTGCCTGTCCTGCACCCTGACCTCCACCCATAGCGCCCATCATGCCGCGCTCCAACAACGTGAGCGCCGTCTCGACGGCTTCCGCATCCGCGCCCGCCGAGTTCTTCTGCGCCTGCGCGAGATTCTTGAAGGCATCCGACAGAAGCTTGCGAACGTTCGCCTCGGAGGTCTTCTGCATCTGATCCTGTTGTGCCGCCGCGCTGTCCGAAGCTTGTTTCATCCTTCGGTCAGACTCTTCGTCGCTCACCAGCAGGTCGTCCATGTCTCGCACGGACAGTCGCGCCCGGGCAAACTTACGGAAGTCGATCTCCTGCTTCTCCTCGTCGGTCAGCGTCGTCGCAAGCTGATCCATCTGCTGGCCGCGGACCTCCTTGGCGACCAGCGACGTCGCGCCGCGCGCGATGACATCGAAGTCCGCTTCCGGCGTGTCCTTGGGATTGAGCTTGCGATTGAACTGAATGATCGAATCGAGAATCGACTGAGTGAAACTGTCGAAGCTGCGCACGATGTCCTTGAACGGCAGCGCCTGATCGCCGCGGATCATGCTCGCGCCCGCCGCGGTGCGCATCGGCTCGCCCTTCTGCTCGGTGACATCGCCGCCGGTCGCCGGACCGACGAAGGTCTCCTGATCGGCGAACTTCTGATAAAGCTCGATCACCTGGATGAGTTCGGGGATGTGGCTCTCGATCTCGACGTTGCGCACCGCCGGCTCTTTGGCGTCCTGCCCGATGCCTTCACGATACCAAATCTTGTAGGCGCTTGTGCTGGTAAGGTCCTGATCGAGACGCAACAGATCGGTATTCAATTCGAGGTTGGGTCCACAAATCACGCTGGCGTTGTCGAGCAGCATGCGCGACGCCGCTGATATCGACATCTGGCTGTCGCGCATGATGGTTGGAAGACCCTGTCCGATCGGCGATGTATCGTCCTCATCGAACAGGAAGGTGTGCAATGTCTTGACGTCGACCCCCAAAGACTTCCATGGGTTCAACTCCGCCTTGATCACATTGCCGTCGATCAACCAAATCTCCGCGTCGATGTCGTCGGAAATCTTGTCTTGTGGCACATCGACGCCGGCGAGATTCAGCATCATGCCGGACGTCGCGCCGTGCCAGACCAGCACCTCGAACTTGGACGTCTCGATCTTCATCTCGTTGGTGTTCGACTTGACGCCCATCGAGCGCAACTCGGTCTCGAACTCCAGCGGACGCCAGTTCCCCATCTCGCGATTCTGGAGATAGGTCTTGATGATGTCCCCGAAAAAGTCCGGCCGGTCGGCTAGTTTGCGGACCTGCGAACGTGACATGACGCGACGCTCGAACCACCCATCCATCGTCGATAAGGTTTTTGCCGCCATGTCCGGATAGAAGTTCCAGATCGGCATCCACTCGAATACCGGCTTGTAGACCGTGCGCTTGCTCGGCTTTGGAGGACCGCCATTCGCGTCCTGAGTCCAGACTGTTTCCTTGGTCTCACGAGCATAAGGTCCAGTAAGAATACCCAACCCAAATATGATCCCGGACTTGAGTGCGAGACGATTAAGCTGGATGTAATCCGAAGTCTGATGGCCGCCAAGCTCCTCAAGTTGCCCATCAATG